GGCGTCTCGTAATTGGGCGTACGGATCTGGTCGAGAAGTCTCGCCCAGGCCGCAGGAAAGCCGAGTTGGACAATCATCCGCGCGATCAAGTTTGATGCGTCGGACTTGTCCAGGGTACAGAGAGGATCTCCGACATGCCAGTCGAGCGACCCCTTCCGTGCCCACGCCTGGTTCTTGCCTTGATCAGCTAGATCAATACCCACATCCAGGAGCATCCGTGTAAGAACGGAGTGGACTCCCAACTGTAGGTGGCCAGAACACGTTGGTTGCGCTCCGATCGAGCGCAGGCTCTCTATCCCCTTGTGGATGACAAGAGGCGGTCCCTGTCGTTAACGGAACCTAGCAGCGCCTCGCGAATCACGCGCACAGCGCCAGAGTACGCGTCAGGGTTACCGACAGCATACTCGGGGCGAAGGCCATGATGTTCCCAGATTGCCTTATCAAGGGCCAGGGAACGTGCTGCAAGCTCAACGGCACGAGGCGTACACTCGGAAGATTCGATCTTCCGGGCATAGTGCACAACCTCACCGCGTACGTCAGTCGAAGACCCCGGGCCGTAATGTGCGGCTTCGAGAATCTCCGAGATCGGGGGCTCAGTCCCGACGGCGTACTCTAGAGCTTCGGCAAGTCGAACCACTTCAGCATAAAACGGGGGGGGTGTTTCCACCTCCCCGCTGCGAAACGCAGTAGCGGCGCGCACCCAGGCCATGAACTTGTTGTTCTGGCGGGCACAGCGAAGCTCGTTCTTCCACCACTTTTCCCCCGTAGGGGTCCAGCGGTCGAAGGCAGGGTCGACTAGCTTTTTTAGGACGCCCTCAGCTTGTGCATATACCCAGTGTTGCACAGCCGAGTCGGGAGGCGAGGCCCGATGGCGTTCAAGAATCCCGGTGTAAGCCAGCCAAACGTCCCCCTGCTTAAGCAGAGGAATATCGGCGAGGTAATTACATTGTTCCGGGTAATCGCGAGAGAGCTCCTCAAGGACGATCGCAGCGAGCAAGGCTGCCTTCACAGGTTTTACCTGAAAAGCCTTGGGTTTTGCATTTTTGTGCATAGCTTTTGCCATTCTTTACCTACTTTCATTAGGTGTGTGGCCGAGGCCACGGTTACGTTTGTTACTGTTCTAGGGTCAAAATCAGGCGCCGAGGTGGATATCACCAGTCGTGCCAAGTTTTGCAGCAGTGCTGGATCCCTGGAGAAGGCATTCCACGATGTAATCGTGGACACTATTGGCA